GTGAACTGACCAGTCGCCCAAGTATAGGTAGACGTTCCAGACGGAAATGTAGCAGGAGCTGCAACAGCCCATTGATACATTTCGAGAATCGCTGTTCGAGTTCCGTTCGTTCCACTAGAGCCAGCATTTGCCTTCGACAGAGTGAAAACCTTGTCGATTGTCGTAGTGCCAAACGTGGCACGAAGCGTCAAAGTGGTGACATTCTTCGCAGTAGGATATGCAGCCGTAACTGCATAAGCCCCCGCGCTAGCGCCAGAAGCTGTAAGTGTGTAGGTCAGCGTATCTGGGTTTCCGCCAGCTACAAGAGAGAACGTGCAAACTGAGGTTACATCCGTAGTGCCTTGGAATACCTTGAAGTTTCCAGACGCACCAGTGTAGCTAGTAACGTTCCCTGCGTTGTCGCCGGGGAGCGTGTGAGCTTCGTTTGTCAGGTATCCAGTCAGTGAATCAATACCTTCGCGGACCTTTACAACTGTCAAGTCATCAGTATACGTCACACTGTTTTCAGTCAGCGTGAGGCGCAGGGTAACTGCATCAGACGTGAGTTGTGCTGGCGTGAACGTGAATACTCCAGCCGTAAGTGCAGGCACAACCGACATCGTACCGCTACCGGAAACGATTGTCAGTGTAGGTGTAGCAGTCAAATTGCGCACGTTCGCGGTCACTGTGATTGACGCAGGCGTAGTGCTACCCGACTTAGGGATTTGGAAAATCTGCGAAGTCGAAGACAGCCAGATTTGCTTTGTTCCTTCAACGATAAGTCCAAGGCCAGTCACGTTAGACTGACTTACTTGGATGTTATCCGCCATCGTGACAAGATTCAGACGAGGGCTTGTGAGCGGGAGCTGAACGTCACGCGCATTGACTACTGTTGCCATTAGATTAGTACCTCAAAGTCTACTTTAGGGCTGATCCAATCTTTCGTGATTGAGATAATCTGCCCTGTTTTACCGCTTGATAGCCCGAAGCGGCTGTGCTTGATTGTCTGGCTATTACCGAGTTCTTCTTGAACAAGCGAGTAATACCCTGTGTATTTGTACACCCTGCGCTGGACGTTGAACATATTCAAACGTCGCAGTGCTTCTGTGGTAGCGTCCGACGCTGTGAGAAGCAAAGTCTCAACCATTGTCGGGTCGGTGTACAGGTTATAATTTGCCGCTGCTGCGGTATCTGTTCTCGTAACAGTCAACCATTCCTCTGCGTACAGTGCAATATGCGCCGCAGGAATACCAGTTTCCAAATTACTCTGAACAGTCCAGTTCTTGCAGTATCCGAGTTTTACACTGGCAACAACAGGGACCAATTGTGAAACTTCAATGGACCGCTCAACCATGTCAGCCGCAGTAACCGTAGTTCCAGCACTACCTTGCGGAAGCGTCAGCTTTACGATTGACATAAGCCCAGCCTGAGACATCACAAGTCTAGCGCCGACACTAGATGCCACCTTGTTGCAAGCCTCAAGAACGTTTGTCCGGTCCTTCATGTACAACCCGATGGGTTGCGTGTGGGCTGCTGCAAACGTTGCTAGTTTGGTTGTGTCGAGGTCGGCTGTGGTGAACCGCTGAGTTGCACTACCAAAACCCGTCACAAGCCTCTGAACGATGCCAACCACGTCATTGACGTAAGTCGTGTTCTTGTCGCCCTGTACGCTGCATGTGACAGTCCCTACTGGCGGCTTTGTCAGCCTGAACTTGCCAGTCGTCAAAAACGGTGTGATAGCTACAGGTACACCGTTGTCACGAACTTCGATAATGCTCTCGATGGGTCCGTTGTGAACTTGGTACTCATACAGTGCTGCGTCAACAAGTACAGGCCCAATGTTGTGGCACTCGCCAAAACACAGAGGAATTAGATTGTCAGCAAAAGACGTTGCCCCGCCAATCTTTGTCTCTGAGACTGGAGTGTTTAGTCTCTGAAGTTTATCACTGATCTTGATATTGATTCTGGTGCGCGACCGAGTATCAATTCCAGTAGTGATGCCGTTGAAAATTTGCCTGAAGTCTGCCCGAGGCCACGATACGTCGCCTACGAAAATTTCAAGCTGCCTGTTGCTCCAATAATCGTCAAGCCAACTATCAAGAGAGCCGTCGATATTGTTTAGCTCAATATCCCCGAAGCTGAGCGACACATTGCCGTCCAGAGCCAGGGATTGCGTGTATTTGATTCCGCCTACTACCAATGGACTGTAGAGCGTGTTGGCAGGGGTGTCTGACGCTCCCGTCACATACCCCCGATTAGAGAGGTAACGTGTCACCACACTACCTCCCACCTTCACATCTACTTCCACAAGGATACAGCGAATTGCAGCGGGATTATCCAGCCACGCTGCGAATTCTTGACCCGTCATGAGAGAGTTACCTTAGCCCTTTCAGCATAAGAGTTTGCACCAACAGCATCCATCGTACCTTCCACGACAGCTTGAGCATTACGCTCTTGTGCGTCGTAGTTAGCTGCAATAAGCTGACCAGTCTGTTCACGTTGTCCTTCGCGCAGGTTCTGAACTTCTTGGCGCAGGGCCTTGATTTCAGATACAAGAGCTTCGTCAGACTTCAGACCATACTGTGCGTAGTCCATCTGATATGCTTTGTTTTCAGAGGCCGTCAGCACCGCTTCACCTTGGTGAAGCTCTGCAACGTACCCGTCAAACGGGACATATGAAAGACCGTTTGCGTGTGAGCCGTTGATGGTTGATGCCACTACACCCATACTCATAACAGCTCGCAGCTCTTCAATTGCTTGAGTAACTGTGAGAACGCTTTCGTTGATCGTGATAAGTCCGTCTACTTGCTTGTTCAGGGCATCGAGGCTCTGCTGCTGGACAGTTGCCTGACCAGCAGTGCTAGATTCGAGTGCCGCAGTTTCTGCAAGAACACGGTTGAAATCTGCTGTGTACTGTTCACCAGAGGCAAACATATCACGAGACATCTTCAGGAACTCTGTCGCTACGCTTTCAAAGTTCGAGATTGCAGTTTCATCGCCAGCCTGAGCACGCTTTGAAACGTCGTCGTATCGCTCCAGCTCTGTCAGGTACTTTTCAGTGCCAGACAGCGGAGACATATCCCCAGTAATCAGCGACGACTTGAAATCTCCAAGAGACTTCGAGAAGTCCAAGAACTTGTCACGAAGGTTAGTGATAGACCCGGCTTCGTTGTCATACGCTGTACGAAGCTTGTCGCGTGCAGCAGATACAGCAGCGTCCGCAGAATCGGCCAGCTCGGCAAAAGCGCCTGAGAGTGTCAGCACCTTGATTGCAAGGGCTTCTCCTTCTGCACCTGAAGCGTTGAGTTGGTCAATCAGAGAACGGAACCCGTCCTTCGTGATCGGCATTTCAACACCAAGCTTTGCAAACTCGATTCGGAGCTTAGAGAGCTTCGAGGCATTGCGTTCAGCTTCACTGAAGAACCCTTCGCTATAGGCGTCGAGCGCATCAATAAGCTCTTGCAGGCCACCAGCAGCGCGGATAAGGTCACGATTTAGGTCTGTACCAAGGCCAACCGCGTCTAGCTTGTCGCGTGCAGATACGAGGTCTTTGTACAGTGCAACCATATCTTCAACAGACCCAGAGAAGTCGTTGATTATTTCACCGATACCGTTTGCCACTTGCGTTTGGAACTTGAAGACGTGTCCGAGGATTCGGACTGTCATGAAGTCTTTCAGCTCAGACTCTTGCTTCAGAATGCTCTGACGAACAATTTCTGTAGCTACGTCGCCTTGCTTGTTAATGATTGTTGAAAAATCAACAGCAGCGATGCCGAGCTTTTCAAGCTGAAACTTCGCAGTCTCTACGCCCGATGCCACCCGTACAAGAGTCTCAAGATAACCTTCACCGACCTTCTGGAAGTCGTCAAGGCCGGGGATAGCAGCCTTAGCAATTCTATCTCCAGCAGCACTAAACACTGCGCTCAACTTTTCCTTGATCTGTTCAGCAGAAAGGCCATCAAGCTTGATCTTGCCGATGTCAACAACGAACCCGCGCAGGCGGTTTTCGATGTCCCCGAGTGGCATTCCAAGTGCTTGACCAGCAGACGAAACAGCGTCGTGGAATCCACGGAAAATCTTCGTGAATTGGTCAGAAGTTTCTGCGCCAGCTTGGCCGTAGATCGTCTCGTTGCTAGTTGAAGTTGTGATCCCGAGGGTCTTCTTCTTCTTCTCGATGTCCGCGTATACTTGGGCATTATACCCGCGAGTCATAATGCTGTCAAGGCTTTGAGCACTTCCGTAAAGCCCTTGCCCCTGTACAGAGGTCTTGGTGCCAAACAGATTTGCTACCTTGTTTACAGCCCAGCTTGACAGGCCCCCAGTAATCTTGTCCAGCCCTTGAATCTTATCAAGGAAGTGCCCGGCCGACGCCAGCGCATTCCCAAGGCCGCTACGCTCAAATCCTACGTCAATTCCGGCTTGGCCGGGGTCTACGCCCACACCACGGGACACCAAGTTCGCCAGACCGCCCATGCTTGCGTCAATAGAACGCAGGCTTGCAGCCATCTGCGAGGAGTAGCGCATAGTTGTCGTGTCAACCTCTTCGAGAGCAGAAATCGAGTTTTCAATACTCTTGCTAGCGGCTCCAGAGCCGCCGAGTACAGTGCCAGTTCCGGCGTTACCTTGGTCAACCGAGCCACCGCTACCACCGCCGACTGCTACACCAATAGCTGCCAGCATTGCCGCAACCATAGCGAAAGCAGGAATGTTTGCAGGGAACGGTGCTGCCAACGCGCTAGTCAGCGCAGTAATAGCGTTAGCCCCCTGCTTCGTGCCTTCTGCTGCGACGTGAGGGCCTACAGACGCAACTTCAGCCGCAGTCTCAGTTGCCTTAGAAGTCACAAACAGGGATGTGAATGCTTCGAGAAGCCCAGACTTTTCAACGAACGACTTGATAGACATGGCAATCTCAAAAGCACGGAAAGTCTTTTCCGCCGCTTCGAGCGCCTTGTATCCGCGAGAGCCTTCAGCGAAGTATCCCTTAGCCGCACCGGCCATATCGCCATACGACTTGATTCGAGCTTCGGCTTCAAACTCCGCAGCTTCCTTCATCATCTTGGCCTTCTTGTCCGGGTCAGTTTCCTTGTTGACAAGTTCCCAAGCCTTCTTAACCGTGCTCATTCGCGCTTCGTACTTGTCGAAAGCGTTAACCAGGGCATCTACAGCCTTGAGGCCCTTACCCATTCCATTTGCGAGAGCATCACCAAACTTCTCTGCCCGCTTCGGGTCCATGAGCTTGTTGAACTCTTCCTCGACTTGGAGTGACCCAAGCTTTCCAGACGCCGCAGCAATTCGTTCACGCACAGCAAGCTGGGCCTGAAGAGTTTCTACAATCTTTTGCTCAGCCTGAGACAGCGGACCTGCATTGAGCATTGCTGCAATCTGCTGGCGAGTTTCAGCAGCTTCGAGTTCTTCGATAGCTCCCTTAGCCATGCCATACGTTTGCACCTTATACTCCAGGGCCTTCGCCTCGTCTTCGAGAGACTTAAGCTTTGAGTTTTGTTGATCTTGGCGTGCCTTCTCAATCTTGAGAGTTTCAAGGGTACGTTCATTATCAACTTCGATGGCAGAAGTCTTCTTTGCGATTGCAATCAGTTCATTTTGACGCGAAATAGCCAGCGTTGTCGCGGCATCAACCTTTTGGCTTTGCAGGCGTTGCAGATGCTCTTCGAGTTCAATTACCTTCTTCTGGGCCGGGCCTACCTTGTCGTAGTCGAGGCCGTGAGCTGCGAGGCGCTGACGAAGTTCGTCCTGCTCCTTCAGCTTTGCATTCAGGGCGTCGAGTTCGTCGTTAAACTTCTTCGTCGCAGTTTCAGCGGCCTTAGCTGCCTTAGCATCTTCTGCAACCTTCGGGTGAGGATTTGCATTCCACTTCGCAGGGTCCATTGTTAGGGTCGGAGTGACAGGCGCTGTAGCGAGCTTGTCGTTACCCTTCATAAGTTTGTCGAGTTCTCCGTTACCTGCCTTCAAGTCCTTGACCCAGCTATCTGCAACTTCGTGCGCCTTGCCAAACGAGGCAATGACGTTTCCGTTGAAGTCCTTCACGTCCGTGGTGATGTCACCAATGACGTTAGAAGCCGCTTCAAAGCCTCCTGCGAGCTTGTCAGCACCTACGGCCTTGGCGCCTGATGCGAGGCCGCTGAAGAGCGATTTAAGGGCATCGCCGACCATTCCGATTGCAGAGAGAAGCCATGTGAAAGGCGCCACAACCAGCTCAACAATGCTGATACCAATCTTTGCAACAACCCATCCGGCAACCTTCAGAAGATCAATAGCACCCGCGATGAGCATGCGAACTGTAAACAGCGCAGCTCCAATCAAACTGAAACCTTCCCCGGCACCAATAATGGCACCGATCCAGTTACCGAGCATTCCACCAATGTTCCAGACATCCTTTCCAAGACCGACGATTTGGTCCCAGATTTCTCCGATGGTATTCTTATTCTCTTGCACCCAGCGCATAACGCTGATGAACGCATCGCCGAGGCCACGCGCCACAGCAGGAATCATTTCCTCGATTACGCGGAGAGACTTAGAGAGTTCATTATTGAACCCCGTGTCCTGCCCCATTTCGCCGATGGCCTTCGTCCACGCATTCTTGATTCGTTGCACACCACCTTCAAAGGTGAGAGGCATCTTGTCAAACTGTTCGCGCCACTGCGGGAGATTTTCTTCGATAGCCTTACCGACAAGCTCCATAGAGAGCTTACCAGTTGAACCCATTTTCTTGAGTTCTGCTGTGCTCTTTCCCGTGTACTTTTCGAGGGCACGCATAAGCACTGAGCCGTTTTCGGCAACAGCGTTAAATTCCGCACCGTTAAGGACGCCAGAGCTGAACGACTGCGACAACTGGAGCATCACTGAAGATGCTTCTGCGCCGTTTGCTCCGCCGAGTTGAAGAGCCGTGGCAATACCTTCAACCATCTTACGCGCATACTCAGAGTCCTTACCCATACGCTGCATAGATGGCGCGAGACGGGTGTAGAGCTTCACAGAGTCTTCGAGCGGAACGCGCAGGCGCTGAGAAAGATCATACATTTGCGCCTGAGCGACCTTCGCATTGTTCATGCTTCCAGTGGCATTTTCTAGGCGGGCTGTCATCATCTGCCACTCATCAGCTTGCTTGACAATACTGCCAGCGAAGTTGAGCGCTGTGTAGACTGAGAATGCAGTCGTCATCGCCTTGATTGTACTGGTCATCACCGTGTTAGATGATGAATGCCGCTCAGTGGCGCGCTGAGCGTTTACAGATGCCCCTGCAAGGGCGTTAAGTGATGCCACAGCCTGCTGAAGTGAATTAGCAGTAGCCAGGGCATTTGAATTAACGTTGGCAAGCACCGAGTTCAAACCGCCGAGGGCTTGCGTCCATGCGGCTGTAGTCGCTGAAGCTTGCAGGTTGAGAAGGTTAGACAAAGACGATGTAAGCTTGCCTACATTCTTTTCCGCCTTATCAGCAGCACCAGCAAGACCACCCTGACCGTTGCGGCCAGCCAGGGCAGTTGTGGCCTCTGTAATACCCGTCGATTCAACGACAATCCCAAGACGGGATACGTCCATTGTCATGTCAGTTCCTTAGACTCGTTATCGTCTTCTGTCCGCTTACGATTGAACCCTCGTAGCACAGACAGAATCTTGTTTTCAACCGCAGTACGGTCGATTTCCTCTTCATCTTCGACGTGGCGGAATGGCGCTGGGCGATCCTTTGCAGTAGCTTGTGACAGCTCTCCAACATACTCTTCGCTCAGGTTCTTGATTGTCAACCTCTCCCACAAGGAAAGGTCAAGCTCCGTACATCGAATCCAACTTTCAATTTCAGACCATGAAAGTGGAACTGGCCCCATGCCATTGGATGACATGAGGCCAGCTTCATGCAGCAGACCAATCAGGTATCCAGCCGCGTGTTCTTGTTCTATTTCAGGCAGTCTAAGCGACGGGTGATTTTCATCCGCCGACTTGAACGTGGCAAGGCGCGATTTCTTTGAACCTTCAGGCGTCGCGTGCAGCCAGCCTAGCTGGCGTACATACAACGAGAGGGACTTGCTTACTGCGCCAAAAAATTTGACGTGTCGCCCAGGGCCTCGTCAACTTGGTCCTTGATCCACGAAAGCTTCGGGTCAGAGAATACGGTACGGAATCCCGACTCGTCCTTCACTGCACTGCCGCCGATGCCAAGATTTTGTGCGCCAGCAACGCATGCAACCAGAAGCTCGATGCCTTCTTCACGCATCACCTCTGCCGAAACCTTTTCCTTCTTCGCGGTGCGCTTCAGTTGGCGGTTCTGCATGGCAGTAACAGCGTTCCGGTATTGCTTCGAGCTAGTGCCGTAGAGGGTGATCATCACAGGCTTTTGCTTGCCTTCGCCGTCCGCGAACAGCGGCTCGCCGGATACCGGGTGGCGCAGTTGCAGGTCGAAGGTGTCCTTGAGGGCAAGAGTAGTAAGATCAAACATTGTCGTTTCCTTTCAGTTGTGGTAAGATGAAATTGTTCTCATTGGTGAGAATCTTGTTGAGCCTTTGCAATGTACTATTTGAAGCACATTGAAAAGGCCCCGAAGGGCCTTCATTCGATTAGACTTCGATGATATCGGTAGTCACTTCGATAGTCGTTGTTGCACCAGTAATCTGGTCAACAGAGCCGACGTTCGTCTTGTAGCTCATCACTACGCCAGTGAAGTAGAGCTTCTTGCCGTTCTGAAGCGTTACGCGGAACGTGTACGCAGTATCCACACCAAGGGCAGTTTGCAGAGCGGTTTGCCCGGCATCAGTTGTGTCGCGGCCCATCTGCACTTGCAGTGAACCGTTGTTGTACGAACCCTTGAACTTCTGCACACGACGGCTGCCGAGCGGAGTGTGATTCACGAGGTTGTATTCACGTCCGACTTCGCCGAGGTCAGTAACTTCACCGACCAGGGTATACGTGAGAGCGTTGTATCCAGTAGCATCAAACGTTGCAGGCGCTGAAGCTGAGAGTGCCAGTGTAGAACCAGCGGAGGTCATGACAGACATGATTTTCCTTTTTCAGATAAGATTAAAAGTACAGGTGAGCAGTAATACCCGTACCGTTGGTAACAGTAACAGTTCCGTTGCCCTCGATGAATGCCCAAATATCATCGAG